GCATATCGTGTGTATGGAAATGCAGAATATCCTCTTTGGTCATCCCAAAGATGGATTAAATTTCTTTCTCGTTGGTAATAAATGTTTTGATACAATCTGTTCTGTTTTATTTATTTATACAAATATACGAATTATTTTTGACATATCCAAACAGGTTCACAAAAAGTTTGATTTTTTGTTTCTTCTGCTAATTTTAAACTTTCTTCTGAATACTGTCCATCATCTTTAGCAGTTCCTGCTCCACCACTATTAGGTCTCTTTGCCATTTCCATACCAATACAACCTTTGTAAGTTAATCCTTGTGATGTAAGATAATCAATCATTGGATTACAAATCTCTAACCATCCCTTATCACCTTTAGAACTTGCATAAACATCAGCTATGTTCACTGCAATGATACCACCTTTCTTTACTGTTGGTATAATCTTACCTAAAGTAGTATGTAAAAAGTTCTTGTTCCAATCGTTTATGTTTTTATATCTTACCCAACTCTGAGTATCATCATGTGAATATCTTTCTACTGAGAAATATGGAGGTGATGTAAATACTACATCAAAGTACTCGTTATATTCAGAGTAATCAAAATCTTCTGCTGGTGATTGATAGAATGTTGTTTTGGTAGGTGTTTCAAAGAAAGATGTATGTTTAGTATAAAAATCTCTTTGTTGTTCGTAGAATGGATGATTCTCTATACGAGGGTCTAGTCCTACATAATGTTCAACAGTTTCACTACTAAATGCTCCTGCTAATCTATCACCCCACCCCATTGAGAAATCAAGTACGGTCTTAGCGTTATTCATATCATAGAACATCTTCGCTACATTTGGTTTGAACTGAGCACATATGTACTTTCTTAATCCAATCATAGTTCTTAATTCTTTCTTACCAACTTGTGGTAATTTTAAAGAATAAGCTGCACCCATTAGTGATACCATAAATGATTTAGTTTCCCAAGTTCTTTTTGGACCGGGTGAAACCGAACCATCTACACTCCATCTATTGTGTTGCTGGAAGTAATTGGATGCTCTGTTACCTGTATTGATACGAGAAAAGTATTGTTGTTTTCCATCGTATGTTAGTGGATACTTAGATTCCGCTGCTTTTCGTGGAAACCATTCACCTTCCTTTAGATAGTTTCTCCACTGGAAACCCTTAAGTGATAAGAAATCATCATATGCATTTTTTTCGCTAATTTCTGCATAGGGTATTTCATACTCCATGAATAATTCTGCAAATGCTTCCTTTACTTCTAACTTATCAAAGTTTTTCTTGAGTAAAGTAAAATCTTCTTCAGATACAGTTGGGTACTCACCTTCGTAAGTACCCTTTTTGTATTTATTTAATATTGATTCTATCGTCATATATTATGCAACTTGTGGTTGTTGAGAATACGCCATATCAAATCTCTTTCTCGTTTTTTCATATCTCTCAGGATATAATGTCTTATCTTGGTGGCAATCCAAACAAAGAGCTTCACCATTTGATAATTCAGTATCACCACCATCTTTAAATGGTTTAATATGGTCTGCTTCATAACTTCCCATTTCATCTATTTCTAGTTCTACTCTACAAGAAGCACATTTACAATCTTGTGAAAGTAATAAGTGTCTTTTCTCTTCTTTAGTAAATGCTCTTTTTTTAGAAACGTTTTTTGCAATTTCTTCCTTTTCTAATTGCTTTAAAATAGTTTCAATAACAAATTCAAGAGGATGTTTGCTATCACCTTGTTGGTAACAAGCAGCGAAGGTATTATCTCTTTCCCAAACTGATTTTTGTAACACATCCCTATCTAAACAATGATTTACATCTGTAAGATATCCTTTATCAACTGCCCAACTATTTAATTTAAGTTGAGTTCCTTTTAATTCACCTATAATTCTTTGATACTTTCCTGCTAACTTTTTAGCATCAAATTTTATACTATTTTTGTAAAGTAAATCAATAGTAATAAATAACATCAGTATATCTCTTTTCTTCCAAAACTCTTTACTAGTTTTATCAATCACAAAATCTACCTTTTTTAAAACCTTTTCGATTCTTTTCTTATGAGATTCTAAAGTTGCTTGGGTATTTTTAGGTCCCAACTTTTCATCTTTAGTTTCATAATCAAAATATAACTTCTTAATTTGACTTCCTCCTATGTTTGTAAATCCATCATTATGTACACACACAAGGTACTTCGCTATTATTTCTTGTAATAACTTACCTTTTGGAGAACAATTTAAGTATTCAAACTCTAATGCTCCATCTTTTACTCTTGCAAATTTATGTTCTGGTACTGCAGGTAATGTTAAATCGTTTATATAATTAGATAAAGGATTATCTAGTGAAGAAAGTATATCTTGTGATGATAATGTGTTATGGTCATTCACTTTTTGAAATCTGTTGTGTTTTTCTTTCTTTTTAAGTTCAGATTCTAAAACGATAAATGAATAAGTAGATTTCCATTCGTTAAAATACCCCTCGTGGTATTTTTGTATATCTGAAAGTGTGTATCCACTAACATCAACATCTCTACCATTTATTTGTATAAAAGATTTAGGATTTGATTTATCTCCAGGTAACTTTACAAGAGAACTCATAATAGCTAAGAATGTTTTTGTTCGTTGTTGTCCATCAAGTGATTCTGATGTTGTAGTTACTTTTCCATTTTCATCAACTGTCTTAACCCATTCAATCTGTCCAATAGGTTCATAATTGATAATTGAAAGAAATAAGTTTCTTTGCCATTCATGACCAGGGTCTCCAATTTTATTATAAAATAAGTAATATCTTTGAAAGTTTTTTGAATACTTTACCATTAATGATGCTGAGTTAAATGCATCAACTGAGTATTTACTTAATTGGAATTTTTCTGTTGGCGATTTCATTAAGATATCTACTCCGCCTTTTGTTTCAGTAGATAAATTTGTGTTAATTTTTGTCATATTATAAAATTTTAATTTAATGAACCACTTCACCACCATTGGCTTTTAAAGCCGGCTTTTAAAGTAATTCGGTTTGTTTGGACTTTTTTCTATTTCAACGTTTTCCATTTATAGTAAGGTTTGCCCGAACCCACAACGTTTATATTATACAAATATACGAAATTAATTTCATATATCCAAGCTTTATTTACGAAAAATTAATTTCATACCTGTGTACCAACCAAATTTTTCTTTTTGTTTTGGTTGTTTCTTTAAATTCTTTTTAAAATTTAATTTACGCATTCTTACTTTTTTTGGGAATGTGTTTCTATCTCTTTTATAACTCACCTTAGTGATTTATAAATTTCTCGTGCATATTGATAATCATTCAATAACGAAGATGTCTCTGCATTGGAAAAATCTGAAGCATATTTTGGTTTATTAGCTAAGATTTCATCAAGTACAACTTCATACTTTGAGTAAATGTGAGATGCATAGTTTTTCCAAAAGATAGGTCCTAGTTGGCTAGCTTCTTGGAAGTTTAGATTTCGTGGTTCGAAAGAACCTGCGTTGAGCAGCTGCTCCATAATTGGTTTGGTTCAGTATATCCCTGTTCCCGGCTTTAATTAATGTTAATAATTCTGCCTTAAAACCACCCATTGGGTTTTTATTAAGACATATTTAGTACAAATATACGAAATTATTTTGAATTATACAAGCTAAAACTGAAAAAACTTTTCACTTTTTATTTTTTCTAGTTGTAATCTGTAAATTACACCTGGTATTATACCTGTTTCCTTTGAATTCCATTGTATATCTGAATCGTACTTAAATCCATATCTTTCATAGAATTTACGAGCTCTATCGTTGAAAGCTCGAACAGTTAATAATATATTACCAGCTTTTTTTGATTTACAATATTCTACAAATTCATCTAATACCTTTTTAGTTGCACCCTTTTGGGTTTGGTCTGATGCTATTTGGTGAATAATAAAATCATTTGTTTTCTTTATTGTTGTTGCATTTCGAGATAGTTTACCACCATGTGTATATTGTGTAAATGTAATCATTACACCATCTTGTAAAACTAAGTTACCTCGTTTGATTCTTTTAACAAGTTTGAATCCCTGTTTGTACATATGAGGAAATATATCAGGATACATATCGATAATAACCATTGTATCCTCAATGACTTTATCCATCGCTTCACCTTCTTCTTTTATATGAACTACGTTTAATCCCAAAACTTCTTTATATTTAAATTATCTTTATACTGAAACTGATTTTTCAATCTGTCCTTTAGTGTATCTTTTATTGTTTCTATACCATCTGATATTCCTGCTCCTTGTGCAAACCAAATTTTCTTTCTATACAAAAGTTCATCTGATATTTCTCCTTTAAATGCTTCTCTTAACAATGGTTTCATATATCCCTTTTCATTTTGATACAACGGAGGAATGTTTAAAGAGTACTCTACGAATGGTCTCCAAGAGTATGGAGTTCTCATCTCAACAGTACCACCCCACATCATAGATTGATTCTGTGATGGAAAGTTTCCTTTATGTACATCCTTTATTAATTTTCTTCTTGCTATATTATAAGTTTCAGGTGTATAATGAAATGCTTGTATATGACCATAACTACCCCAAATCTCATCTGATAAATCACCACTAAACACTACCTTAAATCCATGTTTCTTTATCTCTTCACCTAGTTTGATAGTTGCAAGTGCACTACCTATATTCTGCCATTTTGTTAATTCAGTTACATATAATGTAGTATCAATTGAATTCATGATTTCATCATTTGTCATATGAATTTCATGTAATTTGATACCAAATTCTTTGGCTGCTATTCTTGCAAACTTTATATCACTACCACCCTCTGTTGTTACTACAAATGCTTCTAATTTAGGATATAACTTAGATAAAAGGTATGTTGTTATTACAGAATCAATTCCCCCACTTAGAAGTGTACAAATGGGAACATCTGAAATCATCTTTACTTCAACTGCTTCTCCTAATAATCTTCGTATGTTCTTAATAATAGTATCTCTATCATGTTCTATTATTTCATTAGGTAGTTCATAGTAAGTTTTTACACTATGATATAGTGTTTCATAATTGTATTCAACATATGTACCAGGATAAACTGTCTTTACACTCTTCATGTAAATATCTGATAAAGGTAATCCTTTTTTCTCTGAACAGAATGCTAACTTATTAGTTAATTTATCAATTGAATACCAAAAAGGAAGTTCACCAATATAATCTCTAACTAAATATGCAGTTTTACTTCGTGTATCAATAATACAAAAAGAAAACATACCATCTAAATCTTTGAAAGAATCTACACCGAACTCTAAGTAAGAGTTTAATATAATTTCAGTATCAGAAGTTGTTCTGAATGGTATTGTTATTTTACTCTTAAGTTTATCGGTAAGTTTACTTCCCCATAGTTCACCATTATAAACTATACAAACTGTTTTATCTTCATTCCAAAGTGGTTGATTTGCAAATTCTGATAAATCTTGTATTGATAATCTATTATGAGCAAAGTAGAAATCTCCAACTTGTTCAATAGTTGAATTATCTCTACCTCTATGTAGTATCTTGTCTAACCCATCTTTTATAGAAGATGAGTTAAAGTTATTTCCTCCGATGATTCCACACATATTAAAACGGAGCGTTTTGTGTATCTCTTTCTATACAAGTACTCATATGGTCAGCCCAATGAAGTATAAATTGTATATTTGATTTTAAGTAGTTTTTTGGGTCAAATACTTTGAAATATTTTACGTTATCTTCATCATACATACCATCAGTAAGTTTGATTCCAAAATATTCGTTTTCATTGTATTTAATTCCATATTCTTGTAATAAGAAGAATGTTCTATCAGTATGTGTTAGATATGATAGGTCTGAATTACTAACATATATCTTACCTTGATTCTTTACGTGCCAATCAGAAGGATTTGTTACATAATGAACTTTTCCTTTACTTCCTAGTTTTCCTAAATCGTGATGGAATGCTGCAAATAATAATTCATCTTGTGTGAAATCAATGATACCACCTGCTTCTTTGTAGAGTTTCATCATTCTGAGTGAATTTCTAGCTACATTCATAACATGGTCAATATAACCACCTTCATATGCATTGTGATAATTAACATTTCCACTCGCTGGTGATAACATTAGGTTTGGTCCTAATTCATCCATTGAGTACATATGTAGTAATTTCTCTAATCTATCTCCTTCGAAAGATTTCTTAAGTGCCTCGATAAACTTATTATAATTCTCTTCGAGTTGTTTTTCATTGTATTTATTCATAATTCTTTTAAATTTTAAATGTGTGTCCAAGTTTTTCTTTTTACTATTTCTTCTACATTCCAAGTAGATACCTTATAGTTACGAGCAATGACATTTGTAGAAAACCCCTTGGAGTAAAGGTCTCTAATTTGTATTACTTGTTCTGTTGTTAATTTTGACCTAGGGTGAGATTCTCCTCGTAACCTATTACTAAAAAACCATAAGGTTTTTGACATAACTTTTTATTTTATTTTTAAACTCTTTCGATTGGAATGGTAATTACAGCATAGCTACTGTTTTGTGGATGTTTTTGTGTGAAATCTACAAAATTATCTAGTTTCATTCTAAACGCAACCTCCGTATCAATATAGTATAACGTATTACCACCATCCATACTACTTAACTTTTTACTTTTACTAAAAGGAACTTTAGGTGTTCCTTTTAATTTTACTACTTCTTCTTCGTGATGTACAAATTTAATTCCTGCCATATATTGTGTTTTTATTATTTACTATGTAAATATACGAAAAATAAATGAGAAATCCAAATATTTTACGATAAATTTTCAGTTAAAGCGTTTGTATATGCTAATTCTGATTGAACTCCTACCATTCTTTGTACTTCAACACCATCTTTTTCAATAATTACTGTTGGTACAGAACGTACATGATACTTCTGAGCTATTTCGAATTGTGAATCAATATCCACATTTTCAAAGTTAACATCTGAAAATTTAGTTTTAACGTTTTCCATTAAAGGTGTTAGAACCTTACAAGGTCCACACCATTCTGCATAAAATTTCTTTACTTCTACCATTTTAATTTTTCCTATTAATTAATTAATTATCCGTCACACGCAACACAATCGGGGTCAACCGCTCTTGTTGCTATATCACCTCTAAGAACTGATTCAGTTCTCATGTAGTACAATGTTTTAATTCCTTGTTTCCATGCTTCTAAAGATACTTGGTTAATCCATTTCGGTGATGCAATGGAAGGGAATGCTAAATTTAATGAAACTCCTTGGTCAATATATTGTTGTCTTACACCAGCTTGTTTAACTAAATCCATTTGATTGATTTCTTTAAAGGTTCTGAATACATCTTTTACAGGATAAATTTTATCTATATCTCCGTTTTGGATTTCTTCACAAAGTACCATTTTACCATCCAAGTAACACCACTTATTAAGTTCTTTGATATCTTGCACAGAACCACCATCTGCCATTATCTGGTCCCATGTCTCTTTATTATTGATACCTGCTTTTCTTAAAACCTTTACTAACTCATTGTTCTTTCTAATGAAAGTTCCTTTTGCAGTTTGTTCGGTGAATACATTCGCCGCCCAAGGTTCAATACCAGCAGATACATTTCCAGCTAATTTAGAGTTACTAACTGTTGGAGCAACTGCTCTTAAGTGAGTATTTCTAAATCCACTTTCTCTACACCATAGAGGTTCACCATATTCGGTTGCCATATCTCTTGATGCTCTTTCTGATTCTATCTTTAACTGAGAAAAAATCTTACGAGTTTCAAATTGAGCTTCCATACCTTCAAATGGAATACCATTTTGTTGTAGGTAAGTGTGCCATCCTAAAACTCCCAATCCTAATGCTCTACCTTTTTCAGCAGATGCAACAGAATTTTCAAATCCTCTCATGTTTTTAGCCTTTTGGATAAATTCAGAAAGTACTCCATCTAAGAACCAAGTTGCAGTATAAACCAAATCAGTATCTCTCCACTCATTGTATTTAGATAGATTTACTGATGATAAACAACAAACAAAAGAATGGTTCTCATCTGTATGTAATGTAATCTCAGAACATATGTTTGTCATATGAACTTTTAATCCATTTTTTTTGTACATTTCAGGATTTGCTTTATTAACATTTCCTTTGTACATGATGTATGGTTCACCAGTTGCTTTTCTTTTTTGTAGTAATTTTCCCCACTTTCTTCTTGCAGTTTCATCTCCATCTTGAAGTTTTCTCATAAACTTATCACCCACAACTGCACATTGGTGTAGATTAAGTGATTGTCTATTTACATCTCCTTTAGGTTCTCTGATTTCAATCCACTCATCGAAATCCTTGTGGTCAATATTAAGGTTAACAGATGCTGCTCCTCTTCGTACTGAACCTTGGTTTGTGGCAAGGATTGTAGAATCGTATATTTTAGCAAATGGTACTACACCATCACTTGTTCCATTACCTGTAATCTTAGCTCCTGCAGGTCTGATTTGGTTGATACCAATACCAACACCACCACCATGTTTTGCAAGTAACATTAATTCTAAGTTCTTATTTCCGATATCATATATGGAATCAGCAACATCTATACCAAAACAAGATATAGGTAATCCTCTATCAGTACCAGTATTTGAAAGAACTGGTGTTGCTAAGTTTAACCAACCTTTCCAAATATAATCGAAGAATTTAGTTGCCAATTGTGGTTTATCTAATCTTTGAGCAACTCGTGTTGCAACTCTCCAATAAGCATCTTTTGGTTTTTCACCTTCTAACAAATATCCTTTAGATATAGTTTTAACATATATCTCTGTATTTGCCCATGATGGGAAATCTACATCAAGTTCCCAACCTAAATCTGCTCCGTAATTTGTTTTTGCCATTTTTATAAATTTTCTTCTTTAACGAACACTCCGTTAACTGTTTTACCTTTTCTATTTTCTATTTCGTTGTATGCTAATTGTAAACATTCTGTTGGGGAATAACCTAATTGCTGACAAAGTATGATAAGAGTTACAAATGAATCACCTATCCCATCTTTTAATTCTGCTTCATTATTTTTTAAAAGTGCCCCAGCAGTTTCACCTACTTCTTCCATCACTTTTAGCATTTGTTTTGGTGCATTTTCTGGCTTATCTATACCCTTTTCTATTGCCCAATTTCTTACGCTTATTTCTAATTCGTTAAATGTTTTCATATATTTGTATTTTAAAATAAATCTCCCCAATCTTCACCTTCGTTTGCCTTACTATAATCAGTAGGTCTAACGGCAAAGAAATCAGTATGAGTTAATCCACCTGTTAGGTGATAGAACCATTCTAACTTTTCAGCCTTCGTTTTATCGAATTCATGAATGGAGTCATATCCTAATTCTTGTAATTTTGTATTTGTTCTAGCTTTAATAAACTCTTTCAAATCGTCTTTCTCAAGGTTTTCTAAATCACCTTGTTCAAATATCATATCAATAAAGTTTGTTTCTAACTGAACAATTAATTTTGAAGCTTCTTCAATTGATTCTTTACACTCTTCTAATAACGTAGGATATTCATTACACATATCTCTGAACAATTGGCAACCCATTTTAGAATGTAGAGATTCATCTCTTACACTCCATTTCATTTGTTGTCCGATACCTTTTAATAGATTTCTCATTTGGAATGAGTAGAGTACTGCAAATGAAGAGTATAGAGATACTCCCTCACTAAATGCAGAAAAAATTGCTAAACTTCTACCAACTTCTTTTCTTGCTTGTGGATTTGTTGCCAAATCTTCATGTGTCCAATTGTTAGTAGTAGCAGTAAGGAGTTCAAACTTCTCAGCAACTGCAGGTTCGTGCAGAAACGCTGAGAAGTCATCTAATCCTAATGTTTCATTTAAGTATGAATATGCAGTTGCATGAATTGTTTCTTGTGAACCAAACATCATCGCCATCTGTCTTATCTCATGTTTAGGAAACCAATCGGTAACCATATTAGTCCAATAATCGGAAACTGCACATTCAGTTTGAGCAAACCCCAAAAGAATGTTACCAACTAAGTTTTTCTCAGCTGGAGTTAATCGCTCATTCCAATCCTTAACATCACCTTGCATTGGGATTTCTGTGTGTAACCAAAATGCTTGTGCTTGTTTCAACCAACCTTCTGTATAGTAAGTTGGATATTCGAATGGTTTGAATGGAATTCTTTCTTGAAATAGTTTGCTCATAGTAATTTAATTATTTTGATTCTTCTACTGAAGCTTTTCTATAATCCGTTACTAATTTTTTAACTTCACCAATTGCTTTTCTTGCTCTTGATTTAGCTGCTTTTGAACCACCATTGTGTTCTGTTTCGAATTGAACGAATAAATCTTTAATCTGTTCAAATAATTCTTGTGAATTTGCCATAAAATATTTAATTATTAATTGTTTTGAAGTGACCAATCATTTGGTCGTGTTTATAATTATAGTATATATTGAAAAACGAAATGATTTTAATATTATTTTTTAAATTTTCCATTATTACACATAACTATTTTTTTATATTTGTCTGTTATAATTTTTTTGATACATTATTTATTTTAAGAGTCTCTCGTATCTCGATAATATCCACCCTAACTCATCATGTATAAAATTTCTTTTTTTATTTTTATATTCATGTGAAAATACACTCCAAGTGGAAACAGGATATGCAATTAGATACATAGTATTCGATAACCCAAATAAATCAATCATATTATCAATATGCATTTTTTTACTTTTTTTAAAGCCAGTTAAATCTAATTTTTTTCTCAAATCCTCTTTCGTAACCAAAACATCTCGGTACTTATCTAAAACATTTTTCATATACTTTTCTGGTACATCATATGATAGATAAAATTTTTGATTTGGATTAATTTCTAAAATAGAATCAAATAATTCAAAGTATTCTTCATCTCTATGATATGTAAATATTGAATTTTCAATTGCCCCTTGTTCTTCTCTAAATTTAATATAATCAGAATACTCACTATTAGTGTACAAAGTTTCTGGAATCTTAACTCCTCTACCTCTTCTCATATGAACACCAACTAAATCAGATACCGAATCTTCAATTATTGTCTGAATATTTTCATCTTTTAGTTTAATATACTGCAATGGTCTTATTTCTAAATCAACTAGTTCTCCTCTATGTTCAAAGAAATATCCCAAATCAGTAAAACTAAATTTAGATACATAATTTTTTTCTGAATCTAATGGTATATCATTTGTAAACGCCTTACCTAAAGTTTCCCAATCTTTAATTTGTATATCATTTAAGTTATTAAAATATCTGATTTCTTCTTCTTTTGGTATTACTATGGTATTTGGTAAATTAATTAGTTCATCTAATTCTGGCCATTGAGATTCTTCAACTGCTATGGTAAACTCATTATTATAGAACTCACGATTTAAATGACTTGCAATTTCCCAATGAAATATTCTATTACAGAATCCAGTATCATATAAAACATTAAGTTCTGTATAATCTCTTTGCCAAGGGTCTTTCCATTTTAATACTCCCATACTATCCCATATTTTCTACATACTTTTTATGTAGGAGTTTTTTAGTTTCTAATTGTCCACTTGCAGATTGTTTTGTTGCAATTACCCCATCAGGTGATGTTCCATCATAAACTTCCATGTAACCTGTGTTTGTATTCATTTTCATAGGGAAAGTAATTCCATCTGGTCCGAATCTGTTTTTCATAATATGAGCTCTTGCAGTATCATTCAATTTATCTTTTGATTTTCTACTAACACTCATAATAAAATCGGCATTCATTACTTTAGCATAAGAATCTGCAATCTTATCTGCTTCAATAACTTCGGAATCAATTGCTGAACGGTTAGTTTGAGATGCAGTCCAAATTGGTATTTCCAATTCGCCACTCATTCCACGAAGGTCAATATATACCCCTCCTTGCTCTGCATAAGTAGAGTCTGACTTATTAGAGTGGGAGAGTAAGAGGTCAGCATAATCCACAATGATAACATCGGGTTTGTTATCTAACGTAACCATTTTCTCAATATGTTGCTGTAACCTTTTTACTGAAACACCCTTTGGAGGAAAATATTTTATCAATAATTTCCCATCAAGATTCGTGATTTTTGCTTTGACCTCATCTTTCTTTTCCTTCAAATCGGTGGAAGGAATGCCAGTAAACACAGTATCATATCTAGCACCAACGTAGTGCTCTGATAATTCCATTGTATAATGTACCACACTCAAACCTCTCCGAACAGCTTCTGCACCTATTGCGGTGAGAATCCATGTTTTTCCTACACCCGAAGGTGCTACAACTACTCCAAGTTCACCAGGTCCTAATCCACCATCCATCAGTGCATTAATTGGCTCCCATTTAGTTGGAACTGTTGTTCTATTTATTTCCTCGGCTCTTAAATCAAAATCTTCGATATAATTTAATCCTAAATTGGTTTCATTACCAACTTTCATAGCCGAATCTACTAATTCTTTTATTCTATCATACGAACCAGCTTGTAACAAATCAACTGATTGTAAGATTACTCCTTTTAAATTTTGATTAATACAAAAGCTTTTGAATTCATCTTTTATATAATCTAAATCTACATTACCAACATTTGTAAAAACGTGTCTTAGTTGTTCTACTGTTGTTTTCTTTAATATTTCATTATCAACCTTTGATAGTTGAGCTTTGAATACATCTAATGTTGGTGGTTTTTTATACTCCGAATGATAATTTAGTATTTCAGATACAATCCATTTATTTGCATCGTTCTCAAAGAACTTTGCAGTTGTTATTTCACTAATTGTATCAAGAAATTTACCATCGGTCAATAATGCGGATAATACCTTCGATTGAAATGATTGTCCGAATTTTGATAATGTATCTATTTGTTCTGCCATTGACTCTTTTTAAAACTTATACAAATATACGAAATTTATTTTTAATATCCTAATTATTCTGTTATTAAATTACCAAAAGTGGTTTTTAACCAATCATTGATATCTCCAAAGTTTCCGATTACTTTGTATTTTAGTAGAATTTTCATAAAATCCATTTTATTTAGTGGAGTGATTGGCTCGTTAA